CAATAAAATCTTTCATAAAACCCCCAAAAAATGGCCATCATCATCAAATACCGCGACGTAGAACCCGCGCGGGCAAGCTTGCACGTCATATCGCCACGCGTCGCGATCCTGTAGCGTCAATTCATCCGCGAGCGCCTGCGCGGCCGCTTTGCTTTTGTAGTAGGTCATGCGGGCACCTCGGACCATGTCCGGTGGCCGGTCCGCCACCACCAATGGCCACGCGTTAAGGGCGGTCCGGCCATGAATCGATCGACGGCCACGCGCTGGCCGGTCCTGAGAATAAATATTGTTTTCATGACGTAGCCCTCGCATGCAAAGCTTGCGCGGCCGCATGGTGCCCCAGCATGCCGCGCAAAATGGTGTGACGTGGCCCACGGTGCGCCCGTGCCCGCGCGCTGGGCTTGAGTCGCCCATAAGTGGCGCGGATAACGTCGCGCGACGTCGCCCATACGGGCAAATTAAGTCTTATATACATGTGGCCCCCTTAAATAGTGCAGCAACCGCAGCATGGCGCGTCGATACAACGGCCCGCTTTATTTCGAAAATATTCGACGCCGCCGATTAGTAGCACGTCGCTTTGGTACGGGCGCACGGTGGTGGGCGGCGCGTGGTCAAAATCTTCGTCGGTGTGCCACGCTTTGCGCGTGACAGTGTCATAGATTATTTCGTCGCGTGGGCGAATCGGCGCGCCCGTGCGCGCGTCGCGGCCGTGGTATTTTGCGAGCATTCGTTTTTGCATCATGCGCCCCTTACAGTGTGGCGCGATGCGCCAGCGCGTCGCTAATTTCGCCGTCGCGGTGTAGTTCGTCGACATAATCCGCGAACGTGCAGCGCGTGTCGGTGGTGTACATGCGGCCGGTGCCCGCATGATCGGGAATTGTGCGGCGCGATAAGTTAGGAAACGTGGCCCAAAACGCGGCGCGGATCTGTTTTTGTGTGGTTAGCATGGTTTACCTTTCGTTGATTGAATTGACGCACTACGCGCCCGCATGCGGCCGGTGGGGCCGCATACAGTCGCGCATTACGCGGCCAGCTTGATATCAATAACCCGTTTTTTCGTGCCGTGGGCGGGAAAGCCCACAATGGCCGCGCGCTGGCGCTGGCAGAGCTGGCACGTCGCGCAGCTCACATCATCGCGCTGGGTGGCCGGACAAATGACCACGGCGCGGCCCGCTGGCGTGGTGGTGTTTTGCGTGGTGGTACTGGGCAGCACGACGACGACGGGGCCCGCGTTTTGACTGGCCAGATAATCGGCGTCGTTTAGATCATTCGCTGATAGATTGACCGTGAAACCCCATGCGTTAGCGTGGCGGATCCATGCGATGCTGGCCGCGTCGCGGTGGTGCGAATACGTGAAACCACGACGGCCAGTATTCGCGGCCACCAATTGGCCGAGCTTCACGGCGTCAACGGTGCCACCGGCCACGGGCAGATCGCCCGCTTGATTGTGCCGCCACAGCTGGCCCGCTGGCATGCTGGCCACCGCCTGGGTGAACGTCGCCCAGTCAGTGCCGCGCGCGCCGTTTGACACAGCGGCCCAGTGCAAGGCCAGCGGGCCGCTGGCGGCGTAGCATTCGCTTTTCATTTTGCAGTCGCTGGGGCAGCTGGCGCGCTCGGTGGTGCTAACTGGGATCGGGCCGGTTTTGACGTTCGCGCTTTTGAGTGTGAGATGTACTTGCATGGCTTTCCTTTAGTTGATTGGACTATGCGCGGCACGGTGGCCGCGCGGGTTTTAAACAATAAATTCAGGGTTTTGCGTGACGCCGTATTGCACGGCCAGCGCCATTATTTCGGTTTTTTGGCTATTCTTAAGCGCTGCGCGGTGAAGCATAGACAATGCGCGGGCGACATAATTCGCGCCGAAATGTTGCATCTTTTCGATTGTGGCCACTTCGCGGCGCTGGGCTTTGTTGAGTGTTGTCATGTCTTTACTTTCATTTAGTTGGTTGAATTGTGTGGGTCATTTATCGCCCACACCCACAATGTAAGGGATTGCCTTGCAATTGTCAACAATTATTTCATAGGGATAAACCCTTATACGATGTGGGCGATATTGTCAACGTGTGGGCACTGTAAACCGGTGCCAAATTGCCCACGGGAAAAGCCCATAGATACTGGGTTTTGTGGGTTTTGTGGGCAATATTGTCATTGTTTTGAATTATCTTGAAAAATTAATATGTGTAATACTATAGGTAACATTGTAGGATGGGGCACGCCGTTTGGCCAGCGACTGAAACCACATGACAACATTGCCTACATTGCCTACATTATTGTTTTGATAAGTATCCCAAGCCATGCCAGCCCCATGCCGATCATCATTTTGATAACGATTAGAATCCATTGCCTACATTGCCTACATTGCCCACATCGTAAGCTGGCCGTAAGCTTGGGGCCGGTGGCCGATTCGGCCGAGGGGGAGGGGGTAGGGCCGACGGCCAGGGCCGAACGGTGACGGAGGGATTGCAAACAATTTTTTATTTTTTAAAAATAGCCAACATGACCTACACTTGCGCCATGTTTCAAAGTCTTCCATTTGAGCCACGCAAAGTTGTCGCAACCGAAGCGCGGTTAAACCGAATCTACGAAGCCGCCAAGCTCGGCTTGAAGGGCGACGCATTGGCCCTGGCTTCTGGCATGCTGCCCTCCGAGTACCGGCAACTGTGCGAACTTGATCCAATGGCTGACATGGCCGCGCTCAAGGGCAAAGCCGACGGCGAGCTGGAGATGTCCACGTGCTTGCACAAGGCAGCCAAAGAAGGCGACGCCAAAGCGGCGCTGGCGATCCTCCAACATTCACACGGCTGGGTGGCCAAGCAGTCCATCAGCATCGACGTTGACCAGCGCATCTCAATCATCGGCGCGCTCAAAACCGCCGAGTCCCGCGTCATCGACGTGTTGGCCAACGAGCCAAGTCCTAAACTAGAGCAGACAATAAATGCAGAGCACCATCTACAGCGCTGAAGACGAACAAGAACTTATGGCCAGGCTGTGGAGTCCGGCCATCAAGGACAACCCGCTGGCGTTTGTAATGTTTGCGTTTCCTTGGGGTGTCAAAGGCACACCGCTGGAGAACTTCCAAGGCCCGCGCAAATGGCAGCGCGAGGTGCTGTTGGACATCGCTGAGCACATCAAGCTCAACCAAGGCAAGGTGGACTTTGGCGTATTGCAAGAGTCGATCTCGTCAGGCCGTGGTATTGGCAAGTCGGCGCTGGTCAGCTGGCTGGTCATTTGGATGGAATCCACCAGGATTGGCTCGACGACCATCGTGTCGGCCAACTCGGAGAGCCAACTGCGCTCAATCACATGGGCCGAGATCACAAAATGGCTGGCGATGTCGATCAACTCGCATTGGTTTGAGGTAAGCGCAACGCGCGTAATGCCAGCCAAGTGGCTGACCGAGCTGGTCGAACGGGATTTGAAGAAGGGCACCCGCTACTGGGGCGTCGAAGGGCGGCTGTGGTCAGCGGAAAACCCTGACGCGTACGCTGGTGTGCACAACTTCGACGGTGTTTTGGTAATTTTTGACGAAGCCAGTGGTATTGACGATTCAATTTGGGCGGTGACCGCGGGTTTTTTTACAGAAAACACGCCAAATCGCTTCTGGATGGCGTTTTCCAACCCACGGCGCAACACTGGGTACTTTTACGAAACGTTTAACAGCAAGCGCGACTTCTGGAAGACCCGCGTCGTGGACGCGCGCACGGTCGAGGGTACCGACAAGGCGGTCTATCAGCGCATCATCGACGAATATGGGCCAGATTCCAGCCAAGCGCACGTCGAGGTGTACGGCATGTTCCCCAACGCGGGGGATGATCAGTTTATCGGAGCCAATCTGGTGGACGACGCCATGGCGCGGAAGAAATATCAGGACGCCAGCGCGCCGATCATCATCGGCGTAGACCCCGCACGGTTCGGCGCGGACGCAACGGTCATCGCGGTGCGGCAGGGGCGCGACATCGTGAAGATCATGCGCCACAGGGGCGACGACACCATGACGGTGGTGGGGCATGTGATCGAAGCGATTGAAGAATACAAGCCCGCGCTGGTGGTGATCGACGAAGGTGGGCTGGGCGCGGGCATTGTGGACAGGCTCAAAGAGCAACGGTACAAAGTCAAGGGTGTGAACTTTGGTAACAAGTCCAGCCAACCGGTGATGTACGGAAACAAGCGGGCGGAGATGTGGGGCAAGATGCGCGAATGGCTGAAAAGCGCCGCCATTCCTAATGATCGGTTCTTGAAGACGGATTTAATTTCGCCTATGATGAAGCCTGATTCACGTGGAACAATTTTCCTAGAATCAAAGAAAGACATGAAATCACGTGGGCTGGCGTCACCTGACGCAGCAGACGCAATTGCTGTTACATTTGCGTTTCCTGTGGCGCATCGGGAGTACACTGAGCCCACACGCAAGGTATACTCCGGCCAACATGCCGTAGCAACTGGATGGATGGGATCATGAAAAAAGTATCTCTCAGCGTTGGTCGTGGTGAAAAGCTCCCAGTATCTAAGGGTGCTGGATTGACCGCCAAAGGTCGTGAGAAATACAATGCTGCAACGGGCTCAAACCTCAAAGCGCCAGCACCCAACCCTAAGACAAAAGCAGACGAAGGGCGCAAAGCTAGTTTTTGTGCCCGCATGGAAGGTGTGGTCAAGCATGCAAAAGGCGATGCTGAACGCGCCAAGGCATCACTCAAACGATGGAAGTGTTAACCATGAAACCTGGACTCTATGCAAACATCGCCGCAAAACGTGAGCGGATCAAAGAAGGTTCTGGCGAAAAGATGAGAAAGCCTGGCGACAAAGGCGCGCCAACAGCCAAGGCATTCAAAGAGTCTGCCAAAACGGCCAAGAAAGGGAAATGATGCCACTCGTCAAATCAAAATCCCCTGAAGCCTTTCGTAAAAACGTCAAGGCCGAAGTCGCTGCTGGCAAACCTGTCAAGCAGGCCGTGGCAATTGCTTACGCAGTAAAGCGCGAAGCGCAGAAAAAACCAAAATAATGGACTACACAGGCATCGCCGCAGCAGGTGCTGTGGCCAACGGCGGCAAGCAAAAAAGCTCAGAGTCTAATGTCTTGGCGACTGCCCGCTCACGTTTGGACATGGCGATTGCTGCGCTGTCTGAGTCCCGTGAAGACGAAATTGACGACCTGAAATTTTACGCAGGCTCGCCCGACAACCACTGGCAGTGGCCAGCGGACGTACTGGCCACACGTGGCGCGGTGCAAGGGCAAACGATCAACGCCAGGCCGTGTCTGACGATCAACAAGCTACCGCAGCACGTGAGGCAAGTAACGAATGACCA